GCGTCGAGCGCGGCCGAGCCGACGGCGGTGTTCTGGATGCCGTCGGTGTTGCTCGTCAGCGCGTCGTAGCCGACGGCGGTGTTGTTGGTGCCCGTCGTGTTGGAGTCAAGCGCGGTGTTGCCCAGCGCGACGTTGGTGGCGATCTGGTTGCCGCCCAGCCCCACGGTGACGCCGACCACCTTGTCCAACTCGTAGGACGCGAAGATGTTGTCGTCGGTCTTGATCGTGACGCCGGCGGACGTCTGCAGCACGAACTTGTACGCCGCGCCGGCCGTCAGCCAGATCTGCGCGGGCGTGCGCCCGGCACTGTCGAGTACGATGGGGTGGGTGTTGTTCGTCGACGCGGCCGAACTGGTGTAGGTGGCCGCGGGCGTGGTCGAGCCGGCGTCGTAGACGTAGATCAGCCCGCCGGCCAACGGGTCGCCGTTGTTGTCGAAGAACTGGGCGCCAGCGCCTGCGTAGAGCGAGAGCGATACGGCCATAGCGACCTCTTACTGTTGTATCTGGGTGACGGTGAGCAAAACCGCCGCCGCAGCCGGAGCATACCCGGTTGCCGGCTCGGCCGCTAGTGTTAGCGCGACGTCCGAAACTGCCCACATAAGTTGGACGTAGTCGTTGGCTGCCAAGGAGATAATCTCGCCCGACGTGATTGTGGCGTACCCGCTGTTGGAGTCCACCGATACGAGCGACGTGCTGTTGGTGATGTCCTGCGTGCCGTTGATGCGAAGCCAAAACCTGGCGTTCTTGGCGGACGAATTGCTCGACGTAAGCTGATACCGCGCTTGAAACATGTACAGGCCGGAGTCAGGAACCGTGATCTGATTGGCTGGGCTGCCTTCCAGCGTCACGCCGCCGGCCACGTCGGTGTTGGTCAGCGCGATGGCGTAAGCGGTGTTCGGTGCAGCCGCGGTCAGATTGGTCGTGCGGCTGAACTCGCCGTAGTACTGCTCTTGGTCAATCGTCGGCCGCACGAAGATCTCGCCGTCCGTAACGCCCACTTTGAGCACTGCGGCCACAGGAATGACGTTGTTCGGCGCGGTCGGCTTGACGTTGGTAAGGCCGCCGGCCACCGTCGGGCTCGCGTACAGAATGTCACCAACGCTGAAGGCGCTGGTGTCGATGCCGCCGACGTGCCCCCAGACCGTTACGAGTCCGATGGAGCCGCTGTCGGGCAGCGTCTCGGCCATCACGCCGAAGATGTACAGTGACGGCGCGCTACCGTCAGCGAGGTACTTGGCGACCGAGATATAGTTGTTGCTGCCAACACCGGCAAAGCCCACCACCTCGCCCTTGAAGATGGTCGAGCCGGTGGAGTTCTGCACCAGCGCCCGGTTGACGAGGCTTGAGTCAGCGATGGCCTGCGGCAGCAGCGAGAAGAACCGGAACCAGGCGCGCGTCGTCAGCCGCTCATCGTCGACCAGCGGGTCGCGTGACGCTGGGACGCGGGGCGGATCCTGCACGTCACGCTCCCGTCGGGGACACGAGCAACTCGGCCCCCATGATGGCAATCTTCACCGGATCGGTGCCGCTGATCTCGTACACCCGGTCGCGCAGCTTGAGCGTCATGCCGAGCCGGCGCCAAAAGACGCGGTGGTTGTACTCGCCGATCTTGCCCATGCCGGCCCAGTGCTCGTTCGACCAGGTGTGGCCACCGTCGTCGCTCCAGCGCAGCATGACCTGCGGGTCCGTGCCGCGCAGCGGCGCGGCGTTGGTCGACGAGATGTAGTTGCCGTCCTCGGTGATGAGGAAGTTGTCGTCCTCGGTCAACAGCAGGAACGTCTCGGCGTCCAGCACCCCCACGCCCGACTCGCAGTCAAGCTGCAGGGTGTGGTGCGCGGTGCGCTTGAGGCTGTTCTGGCCGGTGGGCAGCGCCCGCCACGAGCGCAGCCAGCGCTGCGTGGCGTTGTTGTCGCTGTAGACCTCGGGGTCGAAGGCGTAGATCAGGCCGAGCAGCCAGTCGCCGACGAGGATCTCGCCGTTGAAGTTGGCTTGACAGTTGCTGCGGTGCCGCACGAAGTTGACGCCGTCCCAACCGGCCCGCTCGTGCCAAGCGCCGGTGCTGACGTCGTACACCCACGTCGCGTTGGCCGTGGGGAACGTCAGCACGTAGAAGCTGTGCCCGTCCTGCTGGTAGGTGTAGGCCACCGCATCGTTGAGCACGCCGTACTGCTGGATTTGCCACTCGACGGCGTGCGTGCTGATGCGCTGGCCGTTGTAGCCGCGGTTGCGGTAGACGATGCCGTTGCCCCGGGCGTCGGCCCCGAGCCAGAAGACCGAGTTGTCGAGCTTGGCCACGCTGTACGGCGCTAGGCAGCCGAGCTCCATGAACGCGCCGTCGATGCGGGCGAAGGGGAAGTCGGCCAGCCCGGCGTTGTACCAGATCTCGATGGTGCTGGTGCCGAACAGCCAGATCTCGCGGTGGTTGACGTTCAGCGCCACCACGTTGTCCGGGTTGCCCTCGGCGCTGGCGAAGTCCAGCGGATCTACGCTCGTGCCGTCGTTGAGCGACGTCACCCAGAACCGTTGGCTGTCGGGCTGGTTGAACGTGAAGTACCCGTCGATGTAGCCAACCGTCACCGCGCCGGGGAAGTCCGGGTCGGTGATCTGGGCAAACGCGCCGGTGCTGGCGTTGTAGATGAAGCCGCTCGGGTTGCACGCGATGAACAACTGCGTGCCGTTGTCCACCATGCTGACCGGACCACTGCCGTCGATGTAGCCGAGGAACGTGACGTCGTAGTTGCCGTCCACGCGCAGCAGTTCGCCGCCCGAGGCGACGTACAGGTAGTCGCCGAACGGCCACATGCCGCGGATCGGCCCCGGGCCCACGGTGGCCACCAGCCGCAGGCCGGGGCACCGCTGGAGGAACGCCGGCTCTTTGCCTGCTTCCGGCACGATCTCCGGGAACAGGTTCACCATGCGGCTGTCCGCAGCGTTGACGCTGCGGGCCACGTAGCTTGAGCCTAGAATCGGCGTCTTCACGGTCAGTAGTTGTTCGCGAAGATGTTGTAGCGCTGCCTCGTCGCAATCAGCGAGTACGGCATCGACATCAGGTCATCCGGGTTGTTGATGCGCTTGAGGTTGCGCTTGCTGGTCATGGCGATGCGCTTGACCTGCGGCGACGGCTCCACGCCGAACTCCGGCGCGAACTCCATCGCTAGGTTGTAGACGAAAGCGCGCAGGTAGCCCGGCGGGAACGTCAGCACCGTGGACAGGCTGGCCGGCTGCGTCAACTCCTCGACGCTGACGAAATGCCATTCCAAGTCGCGCAGCGGCACCGGGTAGACGTACATCTCGATGTCCGGGTACGTCATGTTGACCCAGATGACCTGCGGGTACGTCGAGGTCACGGTTTTGACCGCGATGCCGTCGTACTGCTGCTGGTTGATGATCTTGATGCCGTAGCTGACGTTGGTGCCGGCGTCGCGGAAATACGTCGCGTCGTCCAGCAGAATCGGCCGGTTGCCGACGAAGTTGCCGCTCGGCCCGAGCGTGCGCGTGCGCTGGCTGGCGGGCCAGGTGAACACCTGATCCTGCGTCGAGAACACCGACAACCGCTCGGTGTTCCACGAGTCGATCATCTGGTTGAGCGCCGTCAGCGCGTCCTGAGAGACGGCATTGGAGGGCGTCTCGCCCTCGGCCAGCACGCCCAGCAGCCGCAGGGCGCGGTTGATCTGGTCACCCGCGGTGGTCGACATGTTCGGGCTCCTTGCGACGAACCCTGCGCGCCATCTGGTTCACAGGCAGATTGGGCTCAGGCTCTTCGCCCGGAGTATACCGTTCCCACCCGTGCTGTTCGTCGTGTTGGGCCTCAAGATCCATCGTAGCGATCTTGACGCCGTGCCGGGGATGACGCATGTAGATGAGAGGCATGGAATGAAGACAGGGGCCGAAGCCCCTGCCGATCAGTTGCCGGCCATCACGACCCAGTTCGTGCCGTCTTCGCAGACAAGGATCGCCCACGCGCCTGCAGACGCCGCCAGAATGGCGGTGCCAGCAGTACCCGAGGTACGAGGCTTGACGTTCGAAGAGGCCGAAATGACCGTGTAGGTCGCCGACAGGTTCTTGATGAACACGACGCGGCCGATGTTGGCCGCACCGCTCGGAAGCGTAACCGTGACGTTGGCCGACGCACCGTTGCAGATGACGAAGTTCTCTTCCTCTCCCAGCGTGAAGCTGGCCGTCTTGGAGACGGGAGCGTTGAGATACAGCGTCGTCAGCGACGGATCGGAGAACGCCACGCCGACAGATTTGCTATTCGGCATGGTGTTCTCCTTGCGTCAGGCCACGCGGTACAGCGTCCAAGCGCCGGCACCGGACTTGCGAGCAACGAGCGTCGCGCCCGTGGTCACGGGGATGACCATCGTCAGCGAGCCCGTGATCGTCCAGCCGGTATTGGTCGTGATCGTCGCCGTGCCGGAAGACGTGCCGAGGTTGACCACGCGGAAGGTGAACGAAGTGCCCACCTTGTCCGAGTTGGTCAGCGCGGCTTCCAGAGTGGCCACGGTGGGCAACGTGTAGGCCACGTTGGCCGTGATGCCACTGTTGGCGAGGATCAGGCCGTTCAGCACTTGCGCTGCGGTCAGCGTTTGTGCCGTGGTCACCGATACGGGCGCAGGGATTGCGTCGATCAGCGGCTCATCAAGGTTGCCATCGCCGACTTGATAGCCGCCACCACCATTGGGGAGTGCCATGATTCAGGTTCCTTTCGTCGTTGATCAGCCCCACAGACGGCAAGCCATCTGCGGACGGATGACGCTGTAGCCGTACAGCACGTCGATACGGCACGGCAGGCGGTCGTTGTTGATGTCGTACTGACGCACGACGCGCAGGCTGATACCGTTGTGGACGGCACGCGAGGCCATGTCAACGCCCTGCGGGAGCAGGAGGTCGGCGGTGGCGAACGTAATGGCGTCCTTGTGGTAGATCAGGTTCTGCGGGTACGCGGTCGACGCGGCGCCGAGGAACGTCACGGCCTTGCTGTTGCCAGGCAGGGCGTTGACGGTCGCCAGAGCGTGGCTGGCCGAGTACATGGCGGCAACGGTGATGTTGCCAGCACCCGAGCCGTCCAGCGTCACGTCCGACAGCGCCACGAACTGGAACAGCGAGCCGGTCGTCTCACGGGTCTGCGGGTTGACCGCAAAGCAGTCAGCCACCGTGAACACGTCGCCGGCCTTGACCGTTGCCGCCGCGCCAGCGCCGGTGATGGCGATGGTCGAGGCGCCCTCAGTCGACACGGCCGCGGAGGTCGTGCCACCCGTCGAGCTGCGCGAGCCGGTCGTGAACTGCTTGATCGACTGAGACATGTTGATCTCGTCGAAGCCGAGCACGCCGGTGCCCATCATGCCGTTCTTGAACTGCTTGCTGATCGTGTCGGTCGGGTTGAAGAGGCCCTTCATCCCTTCGACCAGGCCAGCGTTGGCAGCCGGGTTGACGGTCGCGTAGCGCGGCGACATCACGGCGGCGTTCTCGTTGAGCTTCTGCTGGGCTTGCAGCAGAACCAGCGAGGTGCCGGGCGTGGTGCCAGGCGTGCCCACCGAGTTGCCGATCTTGTTGAAGGCGTTGGCCACGTCAGCGTCAATGCTCGCAGCGAGCTGCGAGATACGAGGCTTCAGCACACGCTCTGCGAAGTCGTCCAACTGCATCGTCAGCTCAGCGGTCGTGAAGTTCACGCCGATGTGCTTCTGGCTGGCCACCGTCAGCGTGGTGTGCTGCTCGTTGTCGTCCTGCACTTGCAGGGCGGCGCCGTCAGTCACCAGAGCGCGGTCAGGCAGGCGGATGCGCAGCGTGGAGCCGATCTTGGCTCCTTCAACTGCAAACGAATCGTCGTACTGACGATTCACGTTGCGGGTGATCACGAGGGAGTTTTCCAAAATGGAAAGCGCCTTCCTCGTGATCATGTCGATGGTAAGAATCGAGTTACTCACGACCCATTCCTTTCAGATTTAACGGGCCTGCGACTGCAACTTTCGGATCTGTCGTTGCCGGTCAGCTTCAATCCAGTCGCTGACACTCATGGTCTTCGTAGAACGAGGATCGGTCGTGTCGTAAGACTGGGCTGCAGATGCTCGGGCTCCAACAGGCGTGATCGGTGCGGGCGCAGAAGATGATTTCTTGACCGGGGGGTTCGACGCCAGATTGGCTTCGATCTTTCCGATCTCCTTGGCTTGCAGAATCGGCGGCAGTCGGGAGATTCGCGTGGCTTCTTGCGGGTTGGTGCCGAGGTAGTACGCTACATCGGGGCCAACGTCGGAAGCCTGAATGGTTTGTGCCATCACGTCGGTGATCGGCAGCTTCGGGTTGTAGGCGACTTGTTCGAAGTCGTCGTACTTTTCCCGGGCGGCCTCTTCGCGCTCGTGATAAGCCTCCAGCACTTGCACATGCTGCTGGTGGGCTTCCCGTTGGGCGATCAGCTCTCGGGCCTTTTTCTCAGCCAGCGCGTCTGCGTAGGCTTCGGGGCTCTCAAACTGCTCGACCGGCGGAATGTCCTTAACCGGCTGCTGCACGGGCTGCTGTGCCCGTTGGCGTTCCCACTTTCGCTGTTCCCTGTCAAGCCGCTTCTTGACGATGGCGTCCAACTCTTCTTGAGTGAACGTCTTCGCGGGCTGAACTTCCGGCGTTTCGGTTTGCTCAGGAGGTGCCGTAACCTCTTGAGGGACGGGTGCGGTGT